CAAGATGCAGAACTAAACAAGCCTCTTTGTTACCAGTCTGATCCATAACGTTTTCTTTCAATGCCTTTTCAATTGTTACCACAGTGTCTTTATGCCCACCATTACCATCATCCAAATCTACTCCACCTAGATACTCGGTTGTCAGGATGGTTCTCCAATGTGTTTTTTTCATAATTTACTCCTCCTTCTTTCTATATCTTCGTTCATAGTCTTGTAATCGTACAGTGTTAAATGATTCTTGGGATAGTCTAGAGTTTCCTTATAAACAATCTGTTTAATCTTTAGTATCAGTTCTTCGCTAAGTTCACCTTCTTTTAATCTACCGCCCCGTTCGTTTATAAGTCCGAGTTCGATTTTAGCACTTTCCATTTCATCCAGGATAGCTCTTGACCAAATAGCTTCATACAGTGATAGCCATCCCATATCTTTTTCTTTGATAAATCCAGTTCCATTACTTCTGTTTGTTGTACCTAGATCGGATCTGAAAATATCCGGTGCGTTCATTGTTCCCGGAGCGATAGGGTTCTTAAATGTGTTTTTACTGTGATTGCTCATATACCTACCTCTTTCTATATTGATTATATCATACTACTACTACTTGTGGGTATACTATATCTATTATTTTATAAACAATATGAAGAAATAGTATCCGCTCAAAACCATTCCTATCACTAGGGCAATCCAAACTATCGCTTGGTTAAACAAATGCTTTACTGATCTAGGTTTAGGATATAACAGTTCTGAATTGTATCTACTCGATTTTGAAACCGTTGCCGAGGCTGGTGTAATCGTGTAATATCTCGCCGGTCTATCAAATATACTCATAATGTACCTCCTTTCATTTCTTTTAATCCTTTAAATATGTGTGCTATTACATCTACAGTCCACCCATTACCAAGCATATTGTATCTGTTTGTATCCGCCGCTATTGCTGTGTAATTATCTGGTACGTTCTGCAATCGCTCATATTCAAGCGGTGTTAGTTTTCTGCATCTTCCGTCTTGATAAACTTTCTTTTGTAAATTACCACCAGCACAAGTTGTTAGTGTTGAGCATTTACCGTTTAGATTATAAACTTCTTTCATGTGCCTATGCCCTTTCATTTCTAAGGAACATTGTACTTTTTCAAAATCTCCATTATATACAAAAGGTTTATTGTACCAGTATTTATCATCAACTTCTTCAAACATTAAAACTATGTCTTTTAAAATAATTTCTTTATCTTGTAAGTTCATTAATTGTGGAATATTAGTCCAGTATAATCTTTTTCTGTCAGCAGCGGAAACCAAGTTTGAATTAATCATGATTGGTTCTACTCCTAATAATTCAGTTATTTTATTTTTCCACACTTCTTGCATTGGTACATTTTCAAGTAAAAAGTATTTGGGATTAATATATTTTAAGATTCTAGCAAAATGATAAAATAAGCCACTCTTTTCTCCGTTTAGTCCAGTTACTTCTCCCCTGTCAAATTTATACACACCTAAGTCTTGGCAAGGACTACCACCCATAACTAAATCTATAGTGGAAAGTTTATCTAAAATATCTTCACTAAGTTTAGTTATATCCCCTAGTTGAATTGTATTTGGATAATTTCTCATTGTTACTTTTATGGAGTTTGGTTCAATCTCGCTTGCATAATACTTATCCACCTTTATTCCAGCTCTTTCTAGTGCTATCTGTCCACAACTCATCCCATCAAACAAACTCAATACATTCACAGTTTCTCACCTCTCATGTTTCCTATTATAATAAGTATGTATATTTCCAACTCATCCAGGCTCTGAACCACTACCGTTTTAAGTGTAGTCTTAAGCTGCTTTAATAGTTCCCTAAACTCTTTCTTGGACAGATACAAATCCTGTGCTAATAAAAACTTTTGCATATACGGCTTATCAATCTTGATCTTGTTTACTTTCATCATTTCTGCTCCCTTCATTATCTATTCTTTTTATTAACTGTGCTAAACTAAACCTATTCTCAATCTGTTCCCTACTCATGCTAATCAACTCCTTTCGTGTAATGAATACATTATATCATGGATAGTTGCTATATTTCATCTGTTCACAATTTGTTTACAATTGGAGGTGGATTATTCCAATATAAAGCTATTGGTGGAATATATTATTGTTGTAGGTTGACAAAGTGTTTTAAAAGGTGTATTATACTATGAGGTGATAAAACAATGAAAACAATACAAGAAATTGCAACAATGTTTAATGTTTCATACGAGTCGGTTCGTAAATGGACTAAAAAGGGTCTGCCGTACAAGTATGAAAAGGTTATAGGTAGAAGAACAAGAAAGATGATTGAGGTATCAGACGTTTACAACTATCAAAAATCTATTGCCGACAACCAGGCAGAGCTATCGAAGGAGGACTAAACTATGGCTGAAAGAAAAAATATTTCTAAGAGGGTGCGTTTTGAGGTTTTTAAACGTGATAGTTTTACCTGCCAATACTGTGGGAGGATGTCTCCGGATGTTGTTTTGGAGATAGATCACATTGATCCAGTAAAAAACGGCGGAGATAACAAGATAATTAACCTAGTTACTTCTTGTTATGATTGTAACCGTGGCAAGGGAGCTAAAACCCTAACGGATCATTCTTCTATCAAGTTACAACAATCTCAATTAAAAGAACTTAACCAAAAACGAGAACAACTTAAAATGTTGGTGGAATGGAAAAAAGAACTCCAGAAATTTGAGGAAGAACAAATCAGTATTGTGGAAAGCTACTTTTTATCGACTGGTGGACGATTAACCAATCCCAATAAAAAGGAATTAAAAAGTTTAATAAAAAAATATTCAATTTCGGAGGTTATCGAGTCCACTATTATATCTTTAGATAAATACTGGGATGATGACAAAATGTCTATTGATAAAGCCTTCCATTATATTTCCAAAGTGTGTTCTTCTCGAAAACTTGAACATGAAAATCCCATGGTGAAAAAAATCAATTATCTTCGTGGCATATTGCGAAACAGGTTTGGACGCAGTTATGAAGATATATCATTTTGGGATATGGTTAATACAATTAAAATAGATAGCGACTATGCGGATTTAAAAGAATACGCTTGTGCTTGCGATTCTATTTATGATTTTATTAGTTATTATGATGGATTTAGGGCAGGTGTTTAACTATGGCTAAAACTAATAACGATCCAGCTTTTTTATTTTATTCCTCTGATTTTCTTGTCGGAACTATCTTTATGCCTTACGAACAAAAAGGTAAATATATAACATTACTTTGTATGCAACATCAAATCGGACACTTGACAAAAGAACAGGTCAATTCTGTGTGTAATGATGATGTTGTTTTATCTAAATTTTCCTTAGATAAAAAAGGACTGTTTTTTAACAAAAGATTGGATGATGAAGTGGAAAAAAGAGCGTCTTATAAAAAAAATAGGCTTAAAAACCTTGCTGGTAAAGGCTCTAAAGGTGTTTCCCATATGGGAGACCATATGGATACTCCACATGGGAGTTCCATAAGGAACCCCAAGTGTGAAGATGAAAATGAAAATGAAAATGAAGATATAAATAGAGATGCAAATGCAAATAAAAAAGTCAAAAGATTTGTACCCCCAACAATTCAAGAAGTTGACGATTATTGCCAAGAAAGAAATAATACTGTCGATCCTGAAAGATTCGTTGACTTCTATTCTGCTAAAGGTTGGATGATTGGCAAGAATAAAGTTAAAGACTGGAAGGCTTGTGTTCGGACTTGGGAGAAGAACAATCAAGGAACAAACAAAGGTAACAATGTTAAGACATTTGCCGAAATGGCAAAAGAAGAAATGCAAAGAGAGGAGTTTGACAATGAATAAATCAGAAACAATGAAAGTACTCGCAATTTTAGAGGTTGCATATCCTCAACACTTTAAATCATTATCAGAAACACAAAAGATAAACCTAGGCACTCTTTGGGGAATGATGTTTAAAAACGATATTTACCAAAATGTTATGGGTTCAGTAGAAATTTATATCTCAAACGATACTAAGGGATTTTTCCCCATAATCGGTGCAATCAAGGAACAGATGTATAATCTCAATAATCCAGATCAACCTACTGAGCTCGAAGCATGGAACACTGTCAAGAAAGTCCTTGGTAAGGCTTATTATCAAACAATTGAATGTTGGGATAAGTTATCACCTCTTGTTCAAAGAGCCGTAGGATCTCCTAGCGAACTCAAGGTTTGGTCAAATGAAAACATTGATACTCTTAATTCTGTAATAGCATCTAATTTTCAAAGATCATACCGGGCTATCGCTCAAACTCAAAAAGAAAATACCAAAACAAATAACCTGCAACTGGGGAATAAAAAGTTAAAGGAGATTGAATGATGAATTTTGTACAAGCGTGTGTAGAGTGTAAAAAGAATGGTGGCAAATATGCAAATGATGCAGGTGAAGTGAAAAAGGTTACAGACTGGACAAAGGTCAAGGTGGATACTCCGATATTGACGGCTAATATCAATGGGGGATTCAATAAAAGACATTTCAAGAGTTTTGAAAGTGGCTGGGTTTCTTTTTATCCTGTGGGAACAACATCATGGAGCGTAGGAGAAAGTGGGTGTGTTGGAATGTTGAGAACTGACAAATGTAAACTTGCAGAAATAGAGGATGTCAATGATGGAGAATAAACCTAAGAACCATAAACCAATGCCATACCAGTTGCTGCCTGAAATCGATTTGGCTAAAAAGTATTTCGATTGGAAGTTTTACCAGAACCAAAAGGGAAGGGAACCAATCAAGACACAGGGCGATCTGCATAGGTATCTTATGGAGGTTGGCTTTAAAGGTGAAGGATCATCAATTCATGAACAGAACCAGGAAAAGAAAAAAGAGTATGCCAAAAAAATGGATATGGACAACCTCGTTAAAGGCTTATAAAAATATGTGTGTCCTATATACTTTTGAAATCATACTGGGAACAGACTAAAAGAGATTGAATAGATACATATGCCCAGAAGGGTCAGAATGGCATCAAAAATCAATCAGATACTAAAAGTGATACAATTCTATACTAGGATAATTAAATGCGTAAATGAGCCGACTGTGTCCTATCTGATATGAGGTAATATAAAACAATGATACACCAACTAATAATTGACAAAATCCGAATTAGAAAGATTTAATAAGAGAATAAAGCCAGTTATAGCTGAAAGTTGCGTGAATATGGCTGGAACTGAACCGGTTATGGGCGTTTAGGAGTATGGGAATAAATGGGAGTGTTGACCAGAGTGGTCAATGAGTAGTTTTCACTATACTTTACCACTTTATCGCTTTATCGCTTT